CCACACACCATGCTGAACTTGGCGCTATTCTTGGGGTTGCCCGGGATAAAACAAAGGGTTCCGACATGTATGTTGTCAGAATCAGCAAAAAGGGCTCACTTCTCATGTCTAAGCCATGTGAAATGTGCCAAGAAATACTTCGTCACGTTGGTGTCAAAAGGGTCTTCTACTCTATTGACAACGAGACGATGGGATGTTATAAAGTATAGACAGGGGGAAACATGAACCGCGTAATGGTTATCGATGCACTTAACATGTTCATCAGGAATTATATTGTAAATCCGATGATCTCAACCAATGGCAATCCAATCGGGGGCGCCGTTGGCTTTCTTAACTCGCTCAAGAAGTTGATGCGGGAGGCCAGTCCAGACCAAGTTATTATTTGTTGGGATGGTTCAGGCGGCTCTCAGAAGCGCCGTCAGACCGTCAAAGAATACAAGCAGGGTCGTAAGCCTCTTCGTAAGAACTACGAGGTAGAGGGCATGTCTAAGCAGTCTGAGAAGGAGAATATGATCTGGCAACAGCAGATTCTCATGGAGATGCTAAACGAAATGCCGGTTATGCAACTGGTCCTAGATAGAGTAGAGGCAGATGATATTATTTCTATGGTGGTTGGCTCGCCAAAATACAAGGGATGGCAAAAAGTCATCGTATCTTCTGACAAGGACTTTCTTCAACTGCTTGATGGAGAAACTGTTCTTTACCGTCCCATCCAGAAGAAGGCTTGGACAAAGCAGACTGTGATTGACGAGTATGGTATTGCACCAGAGAACTTTGTTATCGCTCGCGCTATTGCCGGCGACAAGTCCGATAACCTAGTAGGCATTCAGGGTGCAGGTCTTAAGACTATTGCTAAGCGCCTGTCGTTTCTCTGTGAAGACAAGATGCATACGCTTAACACAGTTTACGACCATTGCGCCAATACTGAAAGCAAGTTGAAGTTCTTTGAGCGCATTGTTGAGGGCTGGAATACTGTTGAGACAAACTACAAAGTTATGAATCTCACGCCTCCAAGCATCTCAGTGCAGGGTCGTCAAAAGATTAACTATGCGCTTGATAACTTTGAGTTTGAACTCAATGCAACCGGCCTCAAGCGGGCCTCTGTAGAACATGGCTTCGGTTCCTATGATTGGTCCGAGATTACGGCAAAGCTACGAGGCATGGTTGAGAAAAATAAGTTAATCGCTTGACACAGGGGCCTAAGTAGGCTATATTAAACAAACGGGGGAACACTTGGGCAACAACGCACCGAGCTTTAGTAAATTTGGTAAGAACTTTCAAGAGTCTCTATGCCAGATGATTTTGCAAGATCGTCCATTCGCGGATCAGATTATGGAGGTTCTAGATATTGGCTTTCTAGAACTTCATTACCTTCGTGTGTTTACACAAAAGGTTTTTGAGTATCGCGAAAAGTATGGTGTTCACCCAACTTATAAAATTATGATTTCAATCATCCGTGCTGAGATTGAGGACGAAAATGCCGCTACTCAGCAACAGTTGCGAAATTATTTTGCTCGTATTCATGACTCGCAAGTTTCAGGCTCAGAGTATATTAAGACCACCGCGCTTGATTTTTGTCGTAAGCAAAAACTAAAAGAAGCGATGATTAAGTCGGTTCCACTGCTTGAAAAATCGTCTTTTGATGAAATTGCGAAGATTATTAACGATGCCATCAAACTTGGCGACCACTCGGATCACGGCTATGACTATGTTAAAGACTTTGAAAGAAGGTTTGAACTAAAAGCAAGAGATCCAATTACAACAGGCTGGAGCGAGATCGACGGACTATGTAAGGGTGGACTCGGCAAGGGCGAGTTGGGCGTGGTCATCGCGCCAACGGGGGCAGGTAAATCAATGGCTTTGGTTCACTTGGGGGCGCAAGCTCTGAAAGAAAAGAAAACTGTTGTTCACTACACTCTTGAGTTGGCAGATACTGTCGTCGCGAGTCGTTATGACTCATGTATAACCAAGATTCCACTAAGTAATCTTCACTCCTTTAAGGAAGAGATTTATGAACAGGTGCAGGATATTGAAGGGGTGCTTATCGTAAAAGAATACCCCACCAAGTCTGCCTCTACTCGTTCCTTGAGGACACATCTAGAAAAATTGAGAATGCGCGATGTTTACCCCGATATGGTCATTGTAGACTACGGGGATCTATTGCGACCAATTTCTGGTAAAAGTGAGAAAAGACATGAACTGGAATCTATTTATGAGGAGATGCGGGGACTGGCAAGAGAGTTTAACTGTTGCCTGTGGACTGCTTCTCAAACTAACAGGTCCGGACTAAACGCGGAAGTCATTACGATGGAATCCATTTCAGAGGCTTTCAATAAGTGTTTTGTTTCAGACTTTATTTTCTCACTTTCAAGGACCGTAGAGGATAAGCAAGCTAATACCGGTAGAATTTTTGTTGCTAAGAATAGGAATGGGCCGGACGGTCTAGTATATCCAATCAGCATGCAAACGGCTAATGTTCAAATTGAAGTTTTGGCACCAACCGGCACAGAGCCATCAGTGATTTCGTCTAAGGACCAGAGTGAGATATTGAAAGAGAAATATAAGAAATTCAGAAAAAAGCAAAAGGAAAAGGGAGCTAAATAATGGAGTTGGCATCGGAAATCTTGTCAGATATTACAGTACACATGAAGTATGCGAGGTATCTTTCTGACAAGTATCGTCGAGAGACGTACACAGAACTAGTTGATCGTAACAAAGCAATGCATATCAAGAAGTATCCTAAACTCAAGGATGAGATTGAGGAGGCTTATAAATATGTTTATGAAAAGAAGGTACTTCCTTCAATGCGGTCAATGCAGTTTGGTGGTAAGCCCATAGAGGTCGCTCCAAACCGTATTTTCAACTGTGCTTATATGCCCATTGACGATGTTCGGGCATTCGGGGAGGCAATGTTTCTTCTATTGGGGGGAACCGGTGTCGGATACTCAGTTCAGACACACCATGTGGAGCAACTTCCAGAAATTAATAAGCCAAACGGTAAGCGTACATATCGGTATCTAGTTTCGGACTCTATTGAGGGCTGGGCTGACGCTGTGAAAGCGCTTGTAACCTCCTATTTCCGTGGCACTTCAAAGCTGCGTTTCGATTTCTCGGATATTAGACCTAAAGGCGCCCGTTTAGTAACATCTGGTGGGAAGGCCCCGGGTCCACAGCCCTTGCGCGAATGTCTTGTTAAGTTGGAGGGGATGCTAGAAGCCAAGGAAAATGGCGACAAGTTGCGTCCTATTGAGGTCCATGACATGGTTTGTCACATTGCTGACGCCGTGCTCGCAGGCGGTATTCGCCGTGCTGCCCTTATCTCCCTCTTCTCGGCCGATGATGATGAAATGATTGCTGCCAAGGCTGGTTCTTGGTGGGAAACGGACCCACAAAGAGGTCGTGCCAACAACTCTATTGTTCTTATGCGTCACATCGTAACCAAGGAGTTCTTTATGGACCTTTGGGCACGCGTTAAGGCGTCCGGCGCTGGAGAACCCGGTTTCTACTTTACCTTTGACAAGGACTGGGGAACTAACCCTTGCTGCGAGATTGCCCTTCGCCCGTTCCAGTTTTGCAACCTTACTGAAGTTAACGTTTCTAACGTAGACACTCAGGAAGAGTATGAGGCCCGAGTCAAAGCAGCAGCCTTTATTGGCACTTTACAGGCCTCTTTTACTGATTTTCACTACCTGCGACCTGTTTGGCAGAGAAACACAGAAAAAGACGCTCTTATTGGTGTGTCCATGACAGGCATCGCATCAGGCAACGTTCTAAAATTAGATATGAAGGCCGCTGCAAAGATTGTAAAGCAGGAAAACAAGCGTGTTGCTGAACTTATTGGTATTAACCCTGCTGCTCGCACAACTTGTGTTAAGCCTGCCGGAACCACATCCTTGACACTTGGGACATCCTCTGGAATTCACGCATGGCACAACGATTACTATATTCGTCGTATCCGTGTAGGCAAGAACGAGGCCATCTATGATTATCTTTCCCAGCACCATCCGGAACTTGTTGAAGACGAATATTTCCGCCCACACGATACAGCCGTTATCTCTGCTCCACAGCGCGCACCAGAAGGCGCCACCACACGCTCTGAGACAGCCCTAGAGATGCTTGAGCGTGTTAAGAAGGTCAGCACAGAGTGGGTCCGTTCCGGACACTGGAAGGGCCAAAATACTCACAATGTGAGCGCCACAGTTACCATTAGAGAAGAAGAGTGGGCAGAGGTTGGAGAGTGGATGTGGGAAAACCGTAGTTGTTACAATGGACTATCAGTTTTGCCACATTCGGACCACACCTATGTTCAGGCACCCTTTGAGGATTGTGATGAGGCTACATATCATGAAATGATGAAGAGTCTTGCTAACATTGATCTTACGAATGTTGTTGAAACACAGGATAACACTGATTTGCAAGGCGAGTTGGCCTGTGCTGGTGGATCTTGCGAAATAAAATAGCTTGACTCTGACTGTCTATGGTGTTATATTTAGAGAGTGAGGTAAGTTATGAAGTTCAACCATCTGCTCCCTCGTTGGGAGCAGAAGCACAAGTGCCCCGATGGCGGTGAGCACTATTATTTGCCGACAAGTCACATAGAAGCCACGTTGCAGCATGTGGCTGTGCGGTTCCGCTGCAAGAAGTGCGGACGTATAACCGCTGCGTTTCTAGACGAGCCAACTTATTATACAAACAAAAAGATTATTAACAAATATATTGGAGAGTAAAATGACTTTATATCCCGAGCCAGCATGGGTCCAGATAGAACTTAGTTTTGATAAGAAAGACGAGAGCCCGTACACTATTGCGCTACCAGATGATTATAAGCCGGCTGAAAAGCCCTATAAGGCAGTCTCTGTTGTGGCTGACTTCCTTGGTAAGTACAAGCATGGCGACGTTGTTGTGGTCCCCACACATATCATTCGTGAGATTGATCTTTCTGATAACAAGTTTTACCTTGTTGAACGAAACCATATTATGGCTGCTGTGAGGGCCGAATGAGTTGGGGTGACTACCCAGAAGACGCGCCTAAACTTAAGACTAGGCGTGATTTGGAAGATCTGGAACGATACCATCATAACTCTGTTAACCACCCGGACCATTATGGTGGCAAAGACAACACCTATGAAGCCATCAAAATTATTGAGGCATACAACCTAAACTTTTCTCTTGGAAATGTCATCAAGTATGTCCTCCGAGCAGGAAAGAAAAACGAGAGCGCCATTGAAGACCTTGAGAAGGCAGCGCGCTATATTCAGTTTCAGATTGACTACCTGAGGAGGCAGAAGTGAGTGACCCTGATGCATACAGAACAAAAAGAGAGTGGGAAGTGAAAAAGATAACAGCAACAGTGCCAAGGGCAGCACTATTTAAAGAAGAGCCCAAGAGGAGTATACATGTCTATGGAGACGGAATTGGCAGAGTTGATCTCGTGGAACACATGGGTTCTGATCTCACTATCGTTAATAGTGCCCGCGTTAGCTTTGGCAAGCACAAGGAGGAACTAGATGAAAAAGATGAAAGACTGGTTAACTACTTGGTTAAACACAGACACACCAGCACGTTTGAGCACAACGTTATTACTTTCCGTTTTGTGGTTCCATGTTTTGTTAGGTCTCAGCATCACCGTCATCGTACTTGGAGTTACAACGAAATATCTCGTAGATATACTGATGTAAACATTCAGTTCTACGAGCCAGAGGCTTTTAGAACCCAGCATAAGAGTAACCGACAGGCATCAAACGCCGACGAGTTGATTGATCCAGAAGTTGGTGATTACACTTATGATGATGGTTTTATTTTTAAGTGTATACCCTGTGAAGATGAAGATATGCACTGCCTAGTTGAAGCTTATCACAAAATGTCTTTGGATGTTTTCAACATGATGATTGACAAGGGCGTTTGCCGAGAACAAGCAAGAGGCGTCCTACCCCAAAACATGTACACCGAGTATTATGGCACAGTCAATCTAAACAATCTTCTAAAGTTCATTGACCTTCGCACACACGAAGGGGCGCAATGGGAGATACAGAAGGTCGCCGAGGCTTGCTTGGAGATCGCAGAGGGGCTATGGCCAGTTGCGGTTGGTGCTTATCGGAGAGCGAAGAATGAGCGTGGGTGAAGAATATTTCCAGAAGTGGAATCCAAAAGTAGATTACAGAGCAAACCCCCACCTCTACAATATTGGTAGGGGACAACAGGGTGTTCTTATTTGCGAACCATACAAGTCAGAAATCTGTGCTCACTGGCGCTTTAAGACTCCAGAAGAAGCAGAAGAGTCGTCACAAAAGATTTATTCTATGTTTCTTGATTTTATCGCAGAAGATGACTTTGTTGGTGCGGACATGGCCAAGAAGTTCCTTCACATGGGTTTTACTCGCGCCCGTCGCTATGCCAATCACCGAGATGGCAAGAAGTATGCGGCAGACGGCACGGTGTTACCACAGGAACCTGATGCGATGACCTGCGACAAGGCTGAGTCAGCCGTTATTTTCCGAGAGATGTGGAAGTTGGCGAGAGAAGATAAAGAATACTTGCAAATGAAAGACAACTTTAAAAGAGCGAAGAATGAAGATTGAGGGACCGATTTGGATTGAATCCAAGCCAAACGAAGGCGATTTCGCTGGGGCTACACTTTACAATCAGTTTGTTTCTTATAGTAACGAAGAGATGGACTACGAATGCCCACATCACGCAGCAGAAGTTATGAATGCCCTGCTGACACCGCAAGATGTAGAGATGATAGGTGACAAAGATCCAAGTTCTCTTTTCGCCACTATTGGCACCGCCCCGTGGAGATTCGTGCCTGACTATTTGCAGGAAGCCTTATCAGATTTAAATGCGTTTGGAGAAGACACGATTGTCGCTAGGCGTCATTGGGTTCTCGATGGTGACGAACTTTTCCCTGTTGTTATAGGGGAGAGCGAAGAATGATTGAGGTCTCAAAAGACTTTTACTTACACGGCCTCCAACCCGGCGACGAGGTGTGGGCAAGTGGAAAGTTTAGTTCATCCCGATACAAAGGAATCTTTCAGGAGTTCTTTCGCGAAAACGATGACCTAAAACTACGCATAAAGGCATTTTCAGTGAGTAAGTATGACTGGGCAAACAACAAATGGAGAGAAGAAGAGAAGACAGACGAGATTCAAGAACTTGGAACCGCTGGCTGGCTATTCTACTGTTGGGAACGTGATATTGACGGAATGAGGACGGTTATGGCGTCATTTGAGGAGAGCGAAGAATGAAGGACGTTGAGGATTACATCAACAACGTCTTAGACGAAAAAAGACCCGAGTTTGGCGGCAAGCGTGTTTGCCCTTTTGCGGCCCACGAGTTATCTTCTAATAAACTAATGATTGCGGAACTAGGAGACAAAAGCCTGATAGACCTCTTTCACGAGTTCAAAAACTCTGATTATGATAGCGCTTTGCTGATAGTCAAAGAAGATATGCCAGCCGAGGAAACAAAGAACTTCCAGATATTCGTTAACAAACTTTTAGACTACGAGGGCATGGGCGAGTACAAAAACATATGCTTCAACCCCAACGATAAAGTTGCTGTTGATGGATACAACCCAAGATCCCATGCTCCTTACTTTATGGTTAACATAGCAACTAGAAAAACACTAGGCAAGGCAGCAAGAACATTAAGAAAAACAAACTATTATGATAGGTTGCCGGATGAATACCTATCATTTTTAAAAGTAAAACTAAAGCAAAAAGGTGAGTAATGTGGGAGTTGTGGCAATGGGATGGCCGGTATATCAAAGGTAAAAAGATAAAGCGGTCAAAAACTAAAGAAACTGTTGTGAAACACGCCAAAAAGACTATAAAATATAAGAAAATGGTGAAAGGCAGCAAAAAAAACGAATTCTTTCTGGAGGACGAAGAAGGCCGACCAGTAGGGATGATAATAAACAAGGAGAAATAATGTTTTTTGAGAGACCAGTATTTAAGATGTATGTCAAGACAGGGTGTCCGTATTGCGAGAAGGCTCGTGGGATTATCCTAAAAGACTTAAAGTCTAGTTTGCATCTTGTGGATGTAACAGAACAGCCAGACTTGCAACGGATGATTAAAGAGGAAACAGGTCACAATACATGGCCAGCCATTTATCTCGGCAAGGAGTTTATTGGCGGTTGTAGTGATTTGGAGAAGATTGTAGATTCAGGAGATGTAAAGCTAAAGATTCTTGTTGAAGAGAATTGTGTCTTGAGAGAAGAGGTTATGAGACTTAGGAGAAGTTTATAATGTCTATTAGAATTAAGCAGAAGGGAAGCATCAAGAGAGGCTTGGGCAAGAAGACAAGCATCGGCAACGGAAAGCGGTCAAAGTTCAAGTCGCTAAACTCCAACGGCACTGTGCCCAAGGGTTACCGCAAGAAGTATAGAGGCCAAGGCAAGTGAGATATCTAACTCCAATATTGGGGGCGGCTGGCATCAACCTAGTGACATCTTTCCTGATATCGCAGATGTTTGAAGCGCCGCCCGCCACCAAGGAGATTCAGGGCTTCTTTGAGGCACCATATGGCTTTGAGCAGTATCTAACGTTGTTTATCTTGATTATTATGCTGCCCATTCTGGAAGAGTGGATATTTCGCAGTGTTTTGTGGAAGTTCTTAAACAAGTACATGAGCCTTGACAGGACTTTTATCGCCGTATCAATGCTATTCGCACTTTGCCATGTACAGCTTCCAGTGGTTTTGGGCCTTCTACCTCTTTCATTTTTCTTGGGATACCTACGGAAGACACAAGGTAGTATAGAGGGGTCAACCTTGGCTCATATCACGCACAATCTTGTTGGTGTTCTAGTTACTCTGCTATGAAGCTAGAAAGGCACGTCTACCAGAAAGATAAGATAGTTATCGGTGGATGCCTGCCGGCTTTGCTATATGCATACAAGAATAATATACCAGTCATTTTTGCTGCTGCAAAACCACCCTTTCGTTATGATGTGATTGAAAAAGACTACGATCTTAGTTTTGTAGGTCTGGAGCCTTTTGAATCTTACTATCAAAGGCAAGTATGGGAAAGACTGCTGTTGTTGCTGGGTTTGTCAGGGAACTTACCGTTATCCAGCAATGCAGCAGGCTTCCGCGTTTCCGACAACATACTTACAGTGACAACAAACAACCACAGGGTTGTTAAGTTTGAGTTTGACGAGCTTATCATATTTGATGACAACAACATCTCTGGCTTGCCCATGATATCAGGCGAGATTAGAGAAAAGAATAGGGTTTTAGACTGGGTAAATGTGCGTCAAGGGGCGAAACACCAGCACGATGAAATCATAGGCGATGACGATTTTGTAAATAGGATTATATTTTATCCATCTGACCGGGTTGACAACAAAAAACTAAAAGATCTTGTTGCTATTTCGTATTTAACGGACGAACAACTTCAGGATCATGATTACTCCGATACGATGGTCAGGTTTAAGGTAACAAAAATGATGAAATCAGTAGGCATCAGGGGAGCTAGGAACGGCAGAGACGTAAACAACCCAGATAAGTACAAGTATTACGCTGTCAAGGTTGAGCCGTCTGAAAGGGTTGTGGAACCCGATGTAAAACGCTATTACGAGACTGACGAAAGGTTTCAGTTTAGGTATGACACCGTTTTTGACCTATTGAAAGATCCAAAGAAACCAAAAAACTATTTAGGTAAACTGTGTGACATGATATGACACTTCACTTGGCGGGGATAGTAC